GCAGAGGTGAAGGCTCTGGTGAAGGCTCTGGAGTGGGCTCAGGATCAACAGTTGGTTCTGGCTTCGGTTCATCTGTGGTTTCAGGCGTTGGCTCAGGAGTGGGATCGACTGGTTCAGTTTGCTCAGGCGATGGTTCAGGAGAGGGGGTAGGCTGTGGAGATGGTTCTGGTTCTAGGGTCTCTTCTGTCGTTGGTTCTGGTGTGGGTTCTGGGCTATTGGATTGCTCAGGGGTAGGTTCTGGTTTAGGTTGATTTGCTGCAGCATTTGCAGCAGCTTGTGCAATTGCAATTGCAATTTCTCTAGCTAGTTGTTCTTCATAATAATTCCAAGCAGCATCAATAGCATTATTTAAATCAATAATTGATTGATTATAAGTATCTATAGCATTATTTTTTGCGGCTAAAGCATTTGATGTGTTTGTAATTGCAGTATTATGTGCAGCTGTTTTAGTTGTTAGTGTTTGATTGTAAGTTGTTAAAGTTGAATTAGCAGAATTATATTCAGATAACGCTGTTTGATATTGAGAATATTTGGTATCACGATCTGATTGCAAAGAGGCTCTATCGTCTATTTGTTGTTGTGTTAATGGAGATCCATAGGCAATCCACTCTGCTGGAATTCCGCTCCACCACTGATTTGTTCCAACTCCTACATGCATATTTCCTGGACCGCCGCCGTTATACCACCAAGCTTGCAACTGTAATGTTTTATCAGAAGATGTATCAAACCATTGAGTATATGGGCTCCAAGCAGTTCCCTGCTCTTGCCATTGTTCTGTAGCTAAAACTCCATCAACATAAAGTCTAAATCCATCATCAGTAGCTCCAGCAAATTTTACTGCATCTATTTCGGCTGGTACTGTGACAGTTGCTTCAAATATACCAATTATATTTTGAGATAGACCACAAATAGCTCCAGATCCAGCCCATATATCAAATGTAGGGATAGTTCCATGACACATTAATCCAGCTCCTTGAGCTAAATATGCGTAATTACCCATACGAGACAATGGGTATATCCTAAAATAAACACCTGTACTTCCGCCATTTCCATATGTTGCTATATGTGCATTAAGTGCTATTTGTGCAGAATTATAAGTATTATATTTGTTATTTTTATCAGTTAATTTTGTAGACACTATAGCAGTCTGGGTATCAACTGAGGTTTGAGCTATTTGTTTTTCAGATAAAGCTGTTGCTTCTGCTGCTACCGCCGCATCATAAGAATCTGAAGCATCGTCTTTTGCTTCTTTTGCAGTTACTGCAGCATCATACTTATCTTCTGCTTCAGAAATTAAAGATTGAAATTCTTCTTTATAATTTAAATCAGCGACACTTGCGTTTAATTGTTGTATTTCTTGAGCGGCTAAACCTAATGGATCATCACTATATGCAGGCGTTAAAAACAGCCAACCAAAGCCTAGAATGGCGGCTAAAGATAATCTCCATAATTTAGTCCTAGTCAACTATAACTCCTTGTTACAACTTTTGCAACAAGTTAATTATAACATTGAACTATTTAGCGTTATCTGTTTTGTAAAAGCCCGTACCTTTAAACTGAATACCAAATGTGTTAAATTGTTTAACCATTGCCGCACCGCATTTTTCACAAAGCTCCACTGTGTTAGCTTGCGTTATTGGCTTAGGTATTTCTTTTGTGTATGAACAAATCACACACTTGTAATCATAAGCTGGCACTTTATCTCCTAAATTTTAATGAGCAGTTTATGAAGGACGTGCTCAGGTCCTATCCCAAGGCGTAACTATTAGCCCGTGTCCATCTTCATGGACAGAACTATTATACCTTATTTGACCTTGATTGTCTTTGGTTTTTTGTCTTCTGGAATTACACGGTCTACATCAATATGTAGCATTCCGTTTTTGAATTCCGCTCCAACTACCTCCATATATTCACCAAGCGCAAATGTGCGTGTGAATTTACGGGCAGCAATACCTTTGTGAAGGACTTCTCCAGTTTCCTCTGTAGTTACCTCACCCTTAACAATAAGGGTTTGATTGTCTACTGAAACCTCAATATCCTTTTTATCAAATCCAGCCACTGCCAAAGATACACGATATGAATCTTCGTCTACCTTAACAATATTATATGGCGGGAAAGACTGGGCCGTAGCCTCACGATGGATATTATTTAGTCTTTCTACTTCACGATTGAAGCCAATAAAAAATGGATCTCTAAAAAGATCCATAGCAAATGTTGTTACCATTTTATTCCTCCTTTAAGCGAATAAATTAATATGTGGGCCCCTTACGGCGACCCACATATATTATAGCAAAACGTTTTTTAGATTACAAGATTCGCTTTTTCTTTTCCTTCATCTTTTCTTCATTTGCGGTAGCCGCATATAAAGCTCTCATTTGAGCCAATGCTGCAGTTCTTCCTGGGTGGCAGCCTTTTAATTCGCCTTTATCATTTACTACTGCATAGCCTTTGCATCCTGCGACATTTTGTTTTACATTGTATGGCATATTATCTCCTAGTCGTTTGGCGTATCTGGGAAATCCATTTGGATCAAACCCATTTCTTTCGCCATTTGTTGTCCTTCTGGACTTAAATGTAAAGTGGCTTCTAAATTTTCATCATATTCCACTTCCATTAAACCTTTTTCATAAAGCTTAATTAAAGATTCATCAACATGTTGGATGTGTGCCTGCCATAATTCTGGAGCCACATCTTTGGCTTTTTCATGGATAGCAAAAATCATTTCGCCATTTTCATCCATGCCCTCTAAAGTTATTGCACCTATTTCTAAATAGTATTGCAGTTCCATATCCTCATCCATATCTCTATTATACTCTCTTTTGTGTGGCGTGTAGGACTTGAACCTACGACGACCAAATTATGAGTTTGGGGCTCTGACCAACTGAGCTAACGCCACAGGGTACTATTGTATTGTCCCGTCCTCATTTTTGTCAATGGTATTTTCTACCAACTGCTGGACATAATCAGAGAAATGTTTTCTGACGCTTCCTGGCGGTCTTGACCCAAGAGATTTCCACAGTCTCTTGTATTCAATTACATTTGCAAATGTTGTAGGGCAAAGCATGTATCCAGAATACTCTTTTAAAGTAGTTGGAAGTGGCACATGTTTTCCACAGCACTTACATTCTCTTGCTTTTTCTTGATATATGCTCATAGTATTTCCATTCCGTCTAGTACATCCGCCAATTTTGAGGGCATCTTGGGAGGCCTAATTACATTTAATCTAATGTCTTCTTCCTGTCTATCATTTCTACGTGATATTGAGTCATAAGTATGAACATCAATTTCTTTGTTTGTTTCAAATTTAGTTTTACTTATTGCATTGTATATTGATCCACAGACTGCGTCTGCTAAATCTTTTGAACCCTTGCGTGGGTGATCAACCTTATCACGCATAATTTTCAGCTGCAACAACTCGTCTATAAGCAATGGTATATGTGGTCCAGAAAGCCTATCTTCTGCTACAACCATTGCCATGTCATCATAATGTTTTTTAGCAACAGACAGTGTTTCGGTATTAATTCCATATTGTTTTAATTGTTGCATCATGTCATGGGAATTCCAGCGGTCAAATGTACATAATCTTATCTTAAATCCTTTTGTTCTTAAAGAAAGAATGTAATCTTTGACCTCAGTAAAATCTACTGACTTATCTGCAGTAGGAGTCCAATATCTAACTGCATCTACTTCTACAATTGGCGCAGGCTGGGAGTACGTGTCGGTCACTTTTACATTTACCCACTTCTGAACGTGAGCCATAGATACGGCACAATGGTCATGCTTTTGTGCCAAGTCTACATGTATAAAGTATTCCTTGTCAGGGTCTGGTGCGAACCAATTTTCAAATCTACCAAATTGATCTACGGCTAATGCCATATTATTAAAAGCTTTTTCTATTTTTTCTCTTGACTTAAAGAATGCATCAATCGCTTCTGGTGGCATGCAAGCAAAACGACCAAGAGCATCTGGCATATTTTTATAAAACTCAACCTTAAAGTTTTCTATAGTTTTTGTGGGGTTGATTTCCCACGTAGGTCTTTTTAAAGCATAAACTTTAGGAATTGTATAAGAGACAATATGATCTTCTTCCCATTCCACCGTTACTTCGTTTCCTGAAGTTCCGTCTGGAAGATTCTCGTCCATCTTTAAAGTTTTGCTTCTTACTACCGTCTCTTTTTCAGCAATTACAGAATCGTAAAACTTTTGTATTGGATCATTTTTAAATCGTGGGAATGAAAGCAATATTACCTTGCCATAGTCTGGAAAACGGGAAACAACTGAACCACGATACATGTCGTAGATAGCGTCTGCTGTTTTTGCTTGGTCGTGTCCTGTAGTATTCTCTGTTGCAAAGCCCGATATTTCGTCTAGGATAACAGCAATTACGTTATAGCCTTCCCATGCTTCACGTTCTGAGTGACCTGAATGTACGGTTATTGCTTTATTAAATTTCATTTCAGAAGCTTTTGCTTCATACTTACCTATAAACCAAGGAGATCTATCTATTCTAGTTTTAAATCCTTTAAAGAAAACGTTATTAGCCTGCTGTGCGTTAATAGCAATATTTAGAATATCTATGGAATCCCCAGGCGGCTTTCCATAATATGTTGCTGGATCTTTGAGGCAAAGAAGCAAGTAAACCATATAGGATACAGCAATAGTGGAGCAATAATCTTTTCCACTGCCCTTGCCTAATTGTGCAATTACTTCGTTACAAGTTTGTTTAAATCTACGACGACCCTCATCTTCTCCAAATAATTTGATAAGAGTTGATTCTTTGTATATCTGTGAACTTTTTTCTATAAGTGTATATTGGTATTCAGAAAGTGGTGGAAGTCCAAGATAATCTGGGCTAGTAACAAATGTTCGTAAGTCTACTGGCCTTTCATCAAATTCTTCGCCATCTAGGATATCGATGAGATCATTAAAATTAAGATCCACTAGCTTCCTCTGCATCAATTACAACTGGCTCAACTATGCCAGTTATTTGTGAAAGGCGTTTTGCAACTTCCATTTTACATTTCGGACATGTAGCAGTAACTTCTTTTAATATTTTGACAAGAACATCTTGCTTTCGTTCTGTCTCTGCAATTTGTGATGCGAGTTCTTGATTATCTAATAAACCAACTTCTTGCAACATGCCAATTCTTTTACCTTCAATATCTGCAATTAACTTTAATGCCGTCGCTTTTATATTTAGTTGGCCAGCTTGGTCTGCATCTTCTACGGTCTTCCAAGCCTCTTTAATAAGCATGGCGTAGTGTTGGTCTGCTCCAGATATGGCTTCCTTTGCCCTGTCACGGGCTCCAGAATCGCTTCTAACGACCTCTTTCCATTCATCTATGTACTCTAAGACCTCTGCACGTTTGAAGCCTGTTATAGAGGCAATCTGGGTTGGGTTGTTTCCTTTTAGTAGTTCTTCGACTACCTTATTCATGCGATCAAAATGATCAGCTAATTCAATGTCCATATATAATTATTATACTCTTAGTCGACTAAAATATCAACTGGATTTAGCTATTTTAAGCAGAATCAAATATCCAATCAAATCGTCAATATCATTATCTCCTGGATAATCTGAACCTTTCATTAATCTACTTAATTTGTCATCTATTCTTACATATAATTGTTCTCTCGGTTCCGCCTTTGAAAATATACGAACTGGTGATAGGGCGGAATCGCCATAAGATATATTCTTATCTATTAACATCTTGGCAATTTCATGGCAGGTATCCCAAATTTTTCTACCTGATGGTGCGCCTATAGAATGTAAATATAGGTCTTGACATTCAAATCTAATTGAATCTGGAAATACAGGTTTTAACATTATAATACGTACCAATCATCCCATTTAGATATATCTTCATATATCCGCCTATAGCCTTTGCCTGTAAGCAAATCATATATCTTTTCTCTTTGGTCAGTATAATTATGTTCTACTGTAATTAAACTAAACATTCTTGAGAAGTCGTAAGCATGAAGTATATCATATTCACTACCCTCCGTGTCAATAGATAAATATCCTATTTCGCTTGGGGCATTATATTTATCAAGCATATCCTTTAATGAAATAGTTTTAACTTTATATACTCTTCCACCTGCTCTTGCCCCCGCCCAACTATCATTTTGAGAATAATAAGTTATAGAAGATAATCCATTTCCAGCATCTGTAAAGTCTATTTCTAAATTAGACTCAGTAAATACACAACTAGTTTCTATGTTACAAGATCTATTTTCAAATAAAGCTTTATGACAATCAACTGATGGTTCTGCGACTATGCCATCCCAACCATATTCTTTTTCAAGAATATATGTATTGCTGTTTGTTATTCCGTCATCTGCGCCAAACTCTACAAAATAATTTGGTTCAGAGCCTAGAACTTCTAAGGCCAATGTGTCTTGTCCATTTTGTGCTATCATCGGCTCTTCTTTGCTAATGGCTCTTGAATCCACTGCACATAACCGTCATGCCAGTTTTGACTTCCGTATAAATGGTGTACGGCGGTATGATGAAAAATTCTCCAATTTTCTCCGCCGTAGCAATAAAACT